TACTTCGGGTGTCATGTCAGGCGACTCTGTATTCTTTTTTAATTCTTCGCTGTCTGATCTGGGTTGTGTTTTTGCGCCATCTTCTTTGGCACCCCAGTTTTCTATGCAGTAGTTTACTTCTTGTTCAGATAATAATTGTAATAACATGGTATATCTCCCGGCAGGTTTACACGCTTATATCATACTTTCGCCGGGTTGTAAAGGGGGCAAGAATTGCCCTGCCCCCAATAATATTATGTTCCAGTAGAAACTGTAGCAGATTCCACGGGGTTCTTGGAAACGTCAGCAAGAACTACGTGAACACGAAAACGTAATGCAGATTCACCACTAGAGCCGCCATCAAGAATGAGAGCGTCGATAGTGTCTGCAGAAGTTATCATACGGGCGTTAGAGCCGGATGCACCTACTGCAGCTTCTAAGAAAGGAGTGAAACCAGCAGCGCAAACTGAACCGTCAATAAAACAGTCCACATCACCACCAGTGAAACCCACGTCCAGAGTAATCTGTCCGTTACCTCGTGCCTCAAGGACTTCAAGAACACCGGAAACAATCATGGTATCAGCAGGAACGTCGATCAATTGAACGACATCGCCACCTGTACCACCGTCAGCGGTGTCATGGACTTGAGAAGTTACTACGTAAGGACGTGCAACGTTTGCTGGATGTCCAACAGTTCCACCATTAGGAGTTCTATCAATAGTAGCCATTAGTCAGCCTCCCTTACGCAAAGTCTACAACGCCGCGAACAATCGCTTCTTGGCGCAATACTTTTTGCCCAAAAACGTGCAGTCCACGAATAACGTCGGAGAACGATTCGGTTGAACGAACCACTTCTGTCTTCGCAATGTGCGAAGCAGTAGAGGTGGATGACATGTGACCAGCAAGAACAATGTTCTCAGAACCGTCGGTTGCGAGAGTTGCAGATGCGTCAGTCAAAGTCACTTGGTCAATACCGCCTGTGCTATTCAAGGCAGTTGACTTGTAGCAACGGAAGCCAGCAAGAGTGCCGACAGTTGCCAGACCGTTACGAAGCGGGGAAGTGGCATCACCAGTTACCTGCACTTCAGCGATCTTGTTACCAGCTTGGAACACCTTCTCGTAAAAGATTGGTGGTGCAACAAACCAGCGGTTTTCTTCTGGCACAGACTCATCGTCAAGGAGACGGGCCATTGCAAGCATCATGTTGATGCCAGCGTCGTCTGTCTCAATGTTGATTGGTGCGTTTGCAGTACCAAGAGTACCAGCAGCAGCAGTCGTGGTCAGAGTTGTACCAGTTACAGCAGAAGCTGCAATACCAGCACCGTCAGACATAGCCTGAAGAACAGTCTTGTCGTACTTACGCTTCAATGCAAATGCACCTGAAGAGGTGGCAAGTGCCTCAAAGTTTACGTGCGAATGACGCTCTTCGATGTCATCGATTTTGAACGCGAACGCATTAGCTTGATCAACAACCATAGTAATTTGGTCATCAGCCAAGTCTTGTGGGTTCACTACAGATCCGCGAGTATAAGCAGAGACTGTTACAGTCGGCTCCTTAATAATGCGAACTGTGTCGCCAAAGTTCTCGATTTCGCCAGCGTAGTCAGTATTCGTGATGTCTTCAACAACCGAAGCGCGACGAAAGAATTTGAGAACTTTTTGGCTAAAGATTTCCGGTGCAAAATTACCGGAAGGCAGGTTACCATAACCCGCAGCAGTACCGAAAGCCATTGTTCGATCCTTCCTATTTTGAGGTTTAAGAGTTCAAGTCTATTCGCCCTTCATTCCGTGCTTTGTCAAGTTCAGCTTCTAACTTCTCGAACTCCCACGGTTTCATTTTGGCGATTTGCGAAGCCTTCCAAATCTTCTTATCTCCTGCTGCTTCAGATGAAACATCTTTTGCTTTGGGAGATTTTATTGCGGTTGCTGCCGCTTCATTAGATTTAGCTCGCTTCTTTTTTGAGATACCTGCATCTGCTTTATACAGATCTAGGACTCGTGAAGCCCAACGAGCATCAGTATTGTTTTTGTAAATACCGTCCGAAATAGATTCGGGCTGTTCGTCAAGCCATGTTAAGAACTTCTCATCTTCTTTGATTTCGTTGAAATCTGGATGATTGTTCATTAGTTCGCGGTATGCACTTTGAACCACAGTTTCTTTTTCGCGTTCCTGAATTTCTTGGAGTTCTGATTGAAGCTGCTTAGTTCTTTCTTCAGCTTGTATGGCTGCTACAGTTTCAACAACCCCATATACATCCGGGTACTCTTCACGAAACTTTTCTAACTCTTCGACTGTTTTAGGCAACGAAACATTATTTTGTTGTGATGCCTGTAACAACTGTTGTTTTTCAGTTTCAAACTCAGACAGCTTTGAGTCGTAGTGTCGCTTTAAATCATCATACCGTTTCTTGTAATCGTGATTTGGCGATTCTTGTTTTGATTCTACAAAGCTTTCTTCGTTATTTTCTGTAACTTCAGCTTCTTCACTAGCCTCTACTTCAGGGGTATCTTCTTCTTCGTCATTGTAGACTTCTGAACGATAGTTGCCTTTGTACAAGGTTTCGTTATTTATTGTCCCAAAAGAGTCATTTGGTTTATTGGCACGATGTCCGCGTACTTGTTTTGCCATTTTATTTACCTCACTTGCGGGGCCACATGGCTGTGGGTAGCCGCGTCGGTTGTGTCAGGGCCGCTAGTTAGCGGGTAGCTGACGGATTCTTCTTAGAAAAACTATGGGGTTTTAAATATGCTATAAAACTCGTGATCCCCAAGTTCGCTAGAATATTGTAAATTTTTTGAATTTCTCATCCACTGATTTGAAGCATCTTTTCGTGTGTAGAATACTGTATCCCTTGAAAGGATTCTGTTACCCTCAGTTTCAGGATTTAACACATTTTGTGCAGCGGCTGCAGCCCTTGATAAACCATCACTTGCAAGACCTGCTTTAACTTCTTTAGCACGATTAAAAAACACGGTAGGCTCTAACCCAGAAAATTGAAACGCACCTTTTGCTGTTTGGTCAAGTAAAACATCATCCAGAGTGTTTAATTTTTTAAAGTCAAAATAATTGGAATCAATTCTATTTTGAACGACTTCCCCAATTGCTTGCATACTTTCTAAAGGATCAGTGGTTGATTTAGTTTCTGTAAGGAATAGAACAGTCAATTTATCTTCAGGAGAAAGACCTTTAATAAAGTCTTTTATCTCCCCACGTTTGGGTTTTTTATTTGCAAATTTGCTAATGCTTTTTAATAATTCATCGGATACAGGAAGATAATCTATCATGGGTATATCTTCACCTACATCTTGTAATTCCATGCCTTGATTTAAAAATCCTTTTGAAGAAAGGGTGGGATCATCTTGTAGCATACCCCCGTTAGCTGCCCCAATCTTTTCCCCATACTTCGCCTGTCTACGAGATACTTCAGCTTTTCCTTGATTGTTGAGCTTTTCTAAATACCCCTTGCCTTTTTTCTTTTCTATATAGGCAACGTATTCTGGGTGAATGGATCTTTCACCATCAGACAAAGCAACTTCAACCATCTTTGGTCGTTTATTAGATAACTTTACATTTCTTTTTGCTTCTGCAACCAATTTGTCAAGCTGCTTTTCATATTTATCGTTTGAGGGCTGATTCATAATCATAGTGCCCTCTGGGACAGAGGTGTATCGATTGTCGGCTATGGATTGTTCATCAGTTACAGAGTCGGGGTCTTTGTTGATAAAACCTTGCGTTACCTTTGGTGTGCCTGTCGCGTATCCTATGCGACCGCCCTTTGCAACACCTCTAGCCTCTTGACCGCCACCGTAGTCGCCGCCACCAAAGCCATCGCCGCCACCGTCACCTTTACCTAATGAACTATCGTCAAACGAGGGACCGTAACCGCCACCAAAAGCACCACTACCAGCATAATTATCATCCTCGTATTCATCTGCCATACCTACTGGATCACCTGTAAATGCTCCACCAGTTCCCGTAGGATCTATACCAGAGAAGTCAGTGCCGCCTGTTCCTTCCAAGTTCCTCATGTCGGCTGCACTATACCCCGGCCCCATATTATAGAAAGCGAAGTCTGTCATTCCCGGTAAACCAAAAGTACTTGTGTAAGTACCAGACGTAACACCTCTCCAATTCCCATCTTGGTCCTTTCTACCAACTATACCACCGGGACGGGTAGGGTCTGGACGACCTGCTCCGGGATCTACAAATGGAGCGTAAGGTCCACCAAAAGCGTATTGACTGCTAGGGGAGAATGGGTCAAATGCAATTCCTTGCTGCCTACCGTATTCAGTTGCTACTTCTTGCATCAATTCTGTTTGCGAATAAGTAACTTGAGGATCTAATCCCATAGCTACGGCTCTACCGGGGCCATATGCATTAGGACGATTAGCTAATAAAGAAGTAATTACCGCATCTTCGAACGCATCTTGATCAACATTGGTAAACCCGCCTATGTTACCGCTTAGAGTGTAACCGTCAACGTTAAATCCAAAAGCACTTGCAATTTTGCCTCCTAAAGTATCGGCTGTCGGTTCAACGCCCACAAGTTGACCCCCCAGTAAACCCGTGCTATAATCTTTGTTAACCTGAGACATTCCTGCTATTCTAGACAGGTTATCCATATTCATTTTGTACCCAGCTTCCATCAAAGGACCAAAAAATCCGGGCATCATTGCGCCTACTGCTTTTGATACTCCCGTAGCCCTGACTGTTCCAGTAAGAGGGTTTACAGCTTCTGGAAAAGCCATGTAGTTTGTAATTCTATCCTCTACATAATCTAATGCTTTTCCTAATAAACTTGTCCCACCTAACTTACTAGTGGGTGTGCTTGAACTCTGCGTTGGCGAAGGAATACCTGCTTCTTCTCCTGAATCTGTATCAACAGGTGGGGGGGTTGTACCTTCTACATATGATTTTGCAAAATCATCGTCGTATAAAAAATATCCTCTAGCAACTTCTTCAAATGGAGAAGGAACGCTAACACCTTTTCCCAAAGCTACAGCCCCATAATATGGACCCAAATTACCATACATATAGTTTTCGACGAACGGGTTTGTCATTAATCGGTTATATCCCTAGCTGCTACAGCAGCATCATAGTCTTCTTTTAAACCTCTAAGCGTTTCCAGTGAAGTTATCTTCCCCTGCAGTCGGAACACTTCCAGTTCCGATCTGGCCCCCACCAACGCCCGAAGCGTCATTTGGATCTGCTCCTGCAGGAGCGTCTCCAAGCTGTTCCATGCTTCCTTGTTGGTCACTAGGGGGCTGATTTTCCGGGCTTCCTGCTTGTTGAGCATTTGCAAGTCCTTTCAACATCTCAGCAAAAATTTGTGCTTCGCTTACGTCGTTTACCAAGCTGTCAGGATCAATGTCCTGTGCTATTGCAAGCTCACGCATCAGGTTAGGTATCTTGATGAACGGAGCCAACATGGGGTTGGAAACAGTTTGCAGAAGAGTTGTCAGTCGCTGTGTGCGAACTTCCTTCTGCATCACGGCTGCAACGCCGCGTGGTTTAATTTCTAAGTCGCCCTCAATATCGGGTGCATCTTTGTTGAATTGCATGTTCCATTGGAAGTATGCTTCTCCCAAAGGTTTTAGTAATGCATCATCGATATTCTTGATCACAGTTTTTAGGGATAAGCTTGCACCACCAAGAAGCATGGACAAGCCTGAAGCTGTTCGTCCTGTGCCACTTACACCCGTTTGACCGTGCATGATTGACGGCAAGCCTGTCTCTTCATCTGCAAGCTGCCGACTAATCTGATACATCTGTATGTTTTCAGGTGCCGTGTTAGGAAACTTGAGTCCATTGATGGCTGTGCCCGTTACCCCCGATTGACGACGGAAAATCTTTCCGGGGAATATATCCATATTCTGACCGGGGACTAGGCTTGCTTCGTCCACGTCAAATACTAGATTACCTGCAAGAGCCAAGTTATCAATTGCCATACGAACGTGACCGTTCATTAGCATCTGTGCATCTTCCATGTTTTCTGCAATACCGACACCCCACATTTGATATGGGTTGATTTCATACGGAAACACATGATAAGGTATTCTTGCTGGTGTAAACGGATTGAGAACACATCGTAAAACAAATGGACCACATACCCAGACGTTTACCTGTATCTGCTCCAAGCCAGACATTTCTTCCGGCAGATCCATCCCTACTTCATCAGCGAAATATCTATCAAGAACACCCCAATACTCTAATACTTCAAAGCGGTTTTCCTGATAATAAGCTTCCGTTTCATCCTCACGAATTGTATCCTCATAATACTTGTCTTCGTAATTTGATCCTTTTGCTAACGCATTTTCGATTGCATCAGCATAGAAGTACGGAAGATTTATCAAAGCACGAAGCTGTTGCCTATTCAAACGATGTCGTTGAATTACATATTCACAGTCTTCTATGCTCGTAGCAGACGGGTCTGGATGAAAGTCCCAAGCAGAAACATGTTCAATACGAGGCACAACCTTTTCATAAGGTTGATACGCCCTATCTCCATTTTCATCCCGCTTCCATTGGTGGACTCTTTTATAAAAGTTGAATGGCCCCTTTACAACGCCCGTGCCAAGCAGTGCAGATTCAAATATCGCACTGCGAAATACATTTACAGCACTTGTATCCAAAAGCTGATCGTGTATTGTTTTTTCTAAATTAAGGGCAGCTTTTTGAGCGGGAGATATTTGTGGCTCTCCCATGAGTGCTGGCCCTTCAGCTATAGGCATTCCGTTATATCTGTTTTGCAACCCACCCAAAAAATCTCTTTCTTGAGGTGATGCCTGTATAGATCCCGGCTCTAACGTTCGTCCGTCTCCCTCAAAGCCATACGGATCAACTATATCATCCAATGGTGTTTTCATGTGAGCAAACTCTGCTATACCTTCTGGTACAGGAGTAGGTTCAACAACCAACGGAAACTTCTTGTTTGCAAACAGGATATCAATTATCTGTCCGTATGCAGCAAGAACTTTTGTTTTGGTTATTTTAATGAATACTCTGGACCGTTCGCTGTCACGATACTGTGTAGATGAATCGTATATACCACGAAAATTCTTGAAAGCTTTTAGCCAACGTTGCTCGTAAGTATATCTTCCATTTTCAGCATCTTCAAACTTAGAACGAATGTGCCCGGCAAGACCCGGCATAGCCTCTGCAGGTTCGACCAGTGGCACCTGAGTATCATCAGGCGGCTCAAGAAAGTTTTCAGACATGCTAGTTCCTAGCTAAAGTAGTTTCTATCTTCTGCCATTGTGTTGAAAGAAGCTTCAACTGTTGGCTTTGTTTGCTTTTTAGGCATATCTTCATAGATAGGTGCAGTCTGTACACGAGTTTGAAACTCCAGACCTTCACGGTAAAGCTTGTTTACACCTGCTTGATCATCAACAGACTCCTTGTCAGAGTTCATAATGTAAGCAGCACCGTAGTTGTAATTACCAGTTGTTGCATTCGCCATAGGTTTCTCTCCCCTATGATTAGTTTAAAAACGAGCCGCGAAGTGTTGTTTCTTCACCAGCAAGTGCGGCACTTCTTGCTTGGTTAACTCTGTCTTTTGCTCCCTCTGCTGAGAGCATACCCTGACTTCTTTGAAAAGGTTTACTTTCTGTAATCTGTATTTTTGGCAGGTTAGTTGTATTTGGCTGTAAAGATGGTACAGGGGGTGCGAGTGATGGGACTGCAGGTGGAGCGGCAGCGGGAGCATCAGGTTGTGTCGCTCTCATACGAGCTATGTCTGTTGGAACTTTTGGCGGTAGTCCGACTCCAAATAGCTCTGCTGCTGTGCCTACTAGCGCACCGGGGGATGTTGCTAAACTCTTTTCTCCGGGTTCTCTTTCCATACCAAATAGCTCTGCAAAACCCTGTCGTCCTCTTTCTTCTGCTACATCAAATCTGTCTGGTCCATCTGTTTTATCAGCAAGTGCAGATTCGATACCTAAACCAATTAAGTCTCCTACCGGGCCGGGAGTTGCTCCCAAAACTCCTGCAGTTGCTAGACCAAGAGTTGTAAATCTGTTACGTATCTTTTTACGTAATTCATTTCCAGCGTCTGCAGTTTTTTCATCTTTAACTTGAGCTTTTATATCTGCAAGTTGACTTTGTCTTTCAGCAGCAGTCCTTGCTTGATCAACATCCAGTGCTGCCCCTTTTTCTATGTTAGCTTTTTGTAAGTCTAATGCCTGTTGTTCTAGCTGTGCTATGTTAACACGCTGTGCACTTTCTATTTCTTTTACATCAAGTTCTGTAAGAGGTTTGGAAGGTTGTAGAGTTTGTCCTGCGCCTCTATAGTTATCTGTCAAAGCAGGAAATGCAGGGGCGTTTTGTGTGGATAACGCAGGAGACTGTATGTTAAAACTGGTTGTAATTAAACTGTTGGTTGTACTTATTCCTAAATTTTTTGCGCTTTGTCTTACTAAGTTTTCAGATATTTCACCAATAGTCTCTGGATTCGCACCAGCAGACTTATACGCATCTTTTACTTTATGTCCTGCATAATCCTCTGCTAAAACACGGTCTATTCTAAATTCTTTTTCTAGTTGGTCCTGAACTGCTGACCGTATATCTGTTGGTCGCCATCCAGATTTTCCAGTTTTAGGATCGATAGGTATTTGAGTTGGAAATCTTTCTTCCACAATCGGTTTAATATATTTATTGTGAGCAGCATCTGTCTTCGCTTTTGTAGTATCAAACAGCTTAATATCTTTTAGAGCTTTGTCTCCACCTCGTGCTTTTGCCACATCAAACTGTTCTTTTAAAAAGGCTGCCATAGTGCCCTTATAAGTAACAGCCAACCTAGTTTTGTTTACTCTCGTTTCACCTTTTAATGTAACTGTTGGTTCCCCGCTATCAGGATCTGAGCTTATGATAACATCAGCAAGGGTCATTGGTGGCTTTGCAGGTGTTTTTTTAGTAGCAGGTGCTCCTAAAATTGTTTCTACACGAGCCACAGTGTTTTTATGGAAAAATAGAAACCTTTTAGTATCGTTAGATACGTTGTCTTCCATATTTGTAAAAGCATCAGCGTAAGCTTTGTCTAAATCTGCAGAGGGAATCAAACCCTCCATTTGTCGAGTGCGTCTAAGTTGGCCCTCTGAATACCCGCCTGTTTGCAGTAGCCCTTTAGCACCTGCTAACTCTGTTTCAAGACCCAACGTAGATAAATATGGAAGTTTTGCCCGTACAAATGCTGTTTTTAAGGAATTTTCAAGTCCTTGTACGCTCACATAGTAATTAGCTCTTGGTGTGTCTACATTTGTAAGAAAACTTTCGCTTTTGAATGCTTCAACTAAAGGAGTATCTAAAGTAGTTTCTCCTAGTTTTCCTGCAGAGATGGCTGTCTTTAAATCTTCTATGCGACTACCAGCTTTTGGCATAGTCATGGCGTGATCTATAGCTTGACCTATAGTCAAGTTACCAGATTCAGCTAATGCTTTAAATTCTGCCGTTTCCATCTAGTATCCGAATACTTCGTCTTGTACTTTATGTACGTGGTTCTTGATTGCACCTAGTTGCTGGTGTATTGCAGCGTATCCGCTCATGCGTGTCATCACCATATATCGCAATGCATCGTAAGCGTGATCTTCTGCTTTTGTGTCCACATCCTCACTATTGGTTTTAGAGAGAGGTATCCCCGCAAGTTGCTTGATGATATGCTGGCAGGAAGAAAATACACGAAGACGTGGTTCATTTGTATAAGGATCATCCCCTAAACGACGGTGCACTTCCATCTTACCTTGAATGCGATTACGATCAGATGGTGTCCACCTAACACCGGATCGCATCATGGTTTCTGCTATGGACGGACCCATGCCCGTCTTGTTCCAGCAGGAAGAATCCAATACAGTATAGTGAGGTAGCGGGTCAAGTTGTTCCGCTTCTAGTATTTTAGCGGCTAAATCTTCCGCTGTCAAGTGTTTTGCATAAAGCTCACGATAAACCCAGATATTGTTATCCCAGTCAATAGCCCCCCACAGAACGCACGACGGACTCGCGTAACCATAGTCGGCGGCACGTATGCGGGGCCAGTTGGTGGGAAGCTCAAAATGTTCGACCACATGACGCTCTCGTGAAAACTCTGGGAAGGCTGCTCCCTCTGCCACATCCCAATCCCCGTCAAGAAGTCTCTTCCGCTCAACTTCTGGGAGCGAACGCAACATGGCTTCGTATTGTCCGTCAGCCATGAGGTGGGGATTATCAGTCAACCGTGCAGGAACGAACTTGCGGTAGAACAACGGTTGACCTGCCTTCTCGTGACCACTAGGCCACGTAAATGGCTTCATTGTATCTATATCATACGCAGGAAAAGGAGAGTTGTCCTTTTGCACATCGATGTACATCTTCTTAACCCACCAGCCACCTACACCGCCGGGGTTGGCTGTACAACGCATATATAGACTGTTTTGTAATTCGGGATCTGTGGCACGTAGTCTGGAGCGTAGGTAGTCCCAGACGTAGGGTGTTGGATATTGTGTTATTTCATCTATGCCTATCCAGTTAAAAGCTTGCCCTTGAAAACGGGTAACGTCTTTGTCTCTGTCTAGGTAAGTAAACCACATGGTGGCACCTGACGGAAACACCCATGTGGATTTTGATTCACGAAACTTTGCACCGGGAAATGCTTTGGGGTACAGTTGTCGTGACTTGTCTATAAGTTCGGTTAGTTCGTCTAGGGTGCGTCTTAGGAGAAGACCCCTATGATTGGAATTATGGCAATAGCGTAAGGGATCAGCAAGTAAAGCAAATGACTTGCCACCGCCAGCCGCTCCCCCATATAGGACATCTCGCTCACCTGCCGAAAGAAACTCTTCTTGAGGTCCGGGGTTAGCTTGGAAAACAACTTCAGAATCGCCAACAAGGTCGGAAACGGATGGGGGTAAAACGGCGAGATCTCCCTCATCGATGACATTCGTTCCGCTTCCAGTAACTCCCTTCTCGACTCTTCCAATCGTCTTTTCCAGATTTCGGGCATAGGTTCTTTGTGCTTCTGCTTTTTTTGTAGCTTGTGTAGCTTTTTTCTTTGCTGTCCTCAAACGTTTCTGTGCCCCACGACGGGCACGTTCAGCGGTGGACAGTTGGTAGGTTCGTTTAGTCTTTTTCGGCTGAACCGTTTGCTTTTCTGCCACGATGCTTCCTTGCTTGATTTACCATATCACTAAGGTGTTTTGAAAACTCTGTTCCAGTCATTCCTTCTGGTACAGGAATAGCATCTCCTCTTCGAACAGCTTCTTTTATTGCTTCTTCATTTGACAGACGTTCCAGCCCTTCTTGTGATCTTCTTATAGTCGGGGCAATGTAAGTTACACCGTCTGCTTCAAAGTCGATAGTACGCATTGTTTCATTTGCGTAGGTTGTTGGTGTAGAAGGGTCCATAGCCCGTGTTAGCCATTCAGGACGTTTAGCCATCAATTATTACTTCTTTTTTCGGTGGACAGTTGGTAGGTTCGTTTAGGCTTTTGAGCCGTCTGCTTTTCTGCCACGATGAACCCTTCCACCTTGCTGATATGCAGGGCTGCTGCTAAATGCAGTTAGGAACGCAGTTAATCCGGGTATAGCCTTCAAGCCGATACTTTTTGCTATGCTTGTGGCTGTCTTCGGCTTCAAGTCTTTTAGTATGTTCTTTTGTTCTTGTATGTAGGCAGTTCGTACTTTACGGTTTTCTTTACTAAGATCAGATGGTCTGATTCTTTGTAATTGTGTCAGGCGTGTTTCTGCAGCAGCTTTTCTAGCTTGGTTTCTTCCTTGAGAAGTTTTTTCTCTGCGGGCTTGAACACGTTCACGACTCTTTTCTTGTAGTTTTCTGTGACGCTTGTTCTTTCGTCTTTCACTAGCAGCTTCACTGCCAAGTATCGCTGCCGCTCCACCAACTAAGGTTGCGGCGTAAGCTACTGCTTCTTTTTCCTTACTATTAAGAGCCATCGATCACGACCTCTTTCTTAGGCGGCAACAGGACTACACCGTGTATTGCCTGTACGTTGTGGTTGATTTGTTCCTGCTTTGCCACCCCTACGCGGTTGAGGAGCGATTCAGCGGCTTTGAGGCGAAGATCATCACCTCTTTCGGGGGCGGGGTTGTCTATAGTTGAAATAACACGATTAGCTGCCTTCATTGCGTTGGTAGCTAGGATGGTTTTGGTTCGTTCAACTATCTCATCAGCAAGGGTGGACTTCAACCAAGCGGCTGATCCACGTGAATACCCTGCATCTACGGCAGCAGCAGTTACCTGACCACCGTTTTCAAATAGAAGTTCCAAGAATTGTTCCTGTTGAGGACTCAATTCCTTCTTTTTGTGTGTTTGGGGGAGTAGATTCATCGTTTTTTTCTAAAACAACCTTGCATCGGCTTTTTATATTGACTTCAAAGACCTGTCGTTCGTAAACGAACGTTGCCATTTCGTCATTTCGGAGCATGCATTCTTTTTCTGTGCGATATGGGCCTTCTGTGTCTTTTATTTCACGACATAGATCGGGTCCAACGGCTAAACAAACAAGTATCCAAGACTCAAACATGTTTATTTTGTCCTTATTTTGTTGTGGGAAGGTTAGTTTGTAGCCTCAAACCCCTGATGTCAAGCATATTGTGTTGGTTTTTGTCGGGATGTGCTAGGTAAACCTTGCCCCACAACACAAGTATAGCGTTTAGGATCATGTAAGTCAACAAAAAAGTGCAATCGGGTGTTTTTTTCTTGACAAATCCGTATTTGGACTGTACAATGGGACTAAGTCCTGCCGGGAGATACACTACATATCCCCCCGCCACCCCGTAGGGAGTACCCTGCGGGGTATTTTTTTATCTAATTCTCTTGGGAGTATCCCCCTACAACGTTGTTTTATACCTGTATGGGTAACTCCAATAATATAAAATTGCTGTCGCCATTGCATACAGGTACGGGTACCCCCCGGGTGGCCCTACTGACCCCGTATCGGGATTTCCCATCATTGATGCCCAAGGACACCGCCAAAACAAGCGGACAGGATGAACCCCCTCGCAATAACCCGCCGGATATATGCGCACCCGCGCCCGTGCACAATGTCCCGCTGACAAATTATGCATATCGAAAATAAAAAGTGTTGTGTTTTACTGGCAGATTTGCGCACACATTCGCACAGATCAAACCCACCTTTTATCCCGCAATAACAAACCACAGCACATGAATCTAGAACACTGGCAAAAAAGAACCCCGCCAGACTAGCCAAGCGGGGTCAAGTTGGGGGCAGCACAAGGGAGAAAAGCTGCCCCTCTGGAGGAAAGGTTATTCTAGATCGCGCTTTGCAAGATCCCACAGTGCCGTAAATAGGCACCCGCAAGCAATAAGAACCCATGCCAGCAACACAAGCATGATCACATTAGCTATTGTCATCGCTGGCCTCTTTAACTGTCAGGTTCAACCTTGCAATGGTGCGGGGATTATCTGTTGCGTGGGTATAATGATCAAAGCCGAATGTTCGAAGCAACGATTTAGCCGCCGATGCCTGTGTTTCGAGTGCTTCAATAGACTGCAAGATCAATGCCGCCTCAATCGTAGTTAAAACAATCATTCGCTTAGAGTCGCTTTCAAAATTACCATGATCAATTGCAATTGTAGATTTCATCTCGTTGGTTCCTTCTCTAGAAAAACGGGCAAGATCGCCCTGCCCGTTCATTATTAGTTCATTTCGGATTAGCTGGCAAGCTTATATTTTGGCCTACTATATCCAACCCGATCACATTGGATTTTGTAACCCTGCCCCCGCAATGTTTTAATGGCCTGATGAACACTCTTTTCAGTCATGCCAGATTCACGGGCAAGGCTCTTGATGTTCAAACCATGTTTACGGGTTGCCAGTGCACGAAACAGTTTATGAATCTTTGAACCCTGCCGCCACGGTTTACGATCTTTTCCCCGTTCGCCGCGCCGCCGTGCGACTGGTTCCAATGGTTCCCCGTGCATCCCAGTCTGAAATTGCTGTTCTGCTTGCCAGCGGGTGATCAAACGCTGTTTTACGTCTTGCTCTACCGCCAGCACAAGATTGTTGCAAAGTTCACGGATGTGGTCGTTGTTGATGATTCCGGTCATTGGTTTTTCTTTCCTGCTCTATGAGCGTTATAAGATCATTAGAAGAATAGTTACAAGCACGATGATCCAAACAAGCTTGTAAGCGGATGCAATAAACTCTGCCATGTTATGCCGCCAACCCCTCAAGATATTGCCATGACGGGCTGGTTATGACATCCCGCACCTTATCATTGCGAGTTCGTTGCACCATGTGCTGGTTGGCTGTATCCCTGCCAGTCTGCCGCGTGGTTCCTTTTTCGTCTTCCCATGTGACATTGGTATGCGTTGACCAATGCGTTAGTGCATTATAAGCCGCCCACATGGTTTGCCCCAATTCTTGCTTTTCAGCATTGAATTGATGCATTAGGTAGTTAAACAGCCGTTCGTTTACTGGTTTTACCTTGCCTTGTTCGGCTGCTGCCCCGCCTTTGAAGCAAACAGTTTGCGCCAAGATTTCTCCGAATTGTTCATCCGATAATTTGGCACCCCGCCATGTATTCATCAAATCAAGCTGGTTTTCCCACATGTTCAAACCCATTGCCGCCTTGCTAATCAATGCGGTTGGCTCAAGGTTTTTGGTATGTTTTGATTTCTGGTGATAAGCCTTTTCACCGCCAAAAACTAGGGTATTGCGGCACAAGTCACGATATGCCCCGCTGAATATTTGGAAAGCCCACGACATATCTATGCTGTTGAATATATCCATCCGGCAGACAACATTGTCCTGTTTTTCACCGACTGCATGTTGCAAGTCCAGAAAATGCACAGTGCGATGGGCACGGAGTCCATCATCATAAATGCGGTCTAACACCTTTACATTGCTAACGGGTAAATCTGAACCCGCCAATATATCCGCATGGTTGGCGAATAGTTCATCATGCGGAACCAGATTGTAAGTTTTGCCAATTGGCCGCGTGTCCAGTAATTCACCCGTTGCGGTATTTTGCAAAGCTGAATAGTTGGGCATTGGTGTTGATTCGCATAAATTATCTAACAATCTTGTGGTTGTGATTGCTTCGATTGGCACCCGCCGCACTGAACCCATATCTTGAAATAGCTGGGTGTCTGATACGTCGTTGTGGTGATAGTAGGTTGCGCCGCCTTCGCGCTTATATTCAGGCTCGATTAAATCAAACATTCGTTTCGTTCCTTTCGTTGTTTGATTAACAATAACACAAGTATATACAGAATTGACGCGACGGGAACCAAAAAAATTATTTTATTTTGATCCCCGCCCCGCCCCGATGGATCAGCCCCCAACTCAACTGACCCGATGATGCCCCCGCCCCCAGTAAAACCAACAAACCGAAGAGGCAAGACACCCCAAAAAAGTTAGCCGCTGACAAAGTTAGCCGCTGACAAAATTAGTGCGTTTGAAATAAAACCTGCATATCTTTTGCAGCCCAGCAAATTGTGCACGTCGCACACGATTCGGTTTGTCCGGTTTGTTCAGGACAGATTACCGATTGATTTTTGATTGGTTTGAATAGGTCGGCACTATTTGCGCTAAACTGGTATTCGGGCGCATTGCTGAACCGAACCGCGAACCGTTCCCCAAATCTCTTATTTACCCAGAATATAGCTTTGCCAATATCTGAAAGCGTACTATGCCCAGTGAATCCCCAAATAGCCAAGTTCTTAAATTTAGCCAACAGATGACCCCACAGCATGACGTATTTTTCCGAATAGAAATCACCCAGCACATGCAATCGAATAATCACCCCACGATACAGTCCGCACAATTCCGCAACTTCTTTTTGCAATGCAGCTTCAAGTTCTGCCCCGTGCTGTATGCGATGCCCGAACATCATGTTATTACCGTAGCAATCGTCCCAGTGATAGCAATAGCGGGGACAGGTTGCGCGTTCCTCTAATGTCAAAGTATAAATGACATAGCCTTTAAACTTGCCCTTTTTAATTACAGGCAATTTATCTTTGCTTAGTTTTTTGTTTTTGGATTGCTTCAAAACCGAATTAGATTCGGCAACCGTGCGGCGACTCTTTGGGTACATAGTCGCGGCGGGTTTGTTTGTATCTGCTTTTTTCATCATATCACCTCACCCGTATGAATCCAGACTGGCGCGTCGGTTTCTATCCACACTTTAGCACCACATGATAAAGGTTTGTCCGGTGAATAGACAACCCGCGACAACCCGTCAATTTCTGCTGCATAGGTATAATGATTGCTTTTACTGGTTTTAACAGTGATCGGCGGGTTTGCTTCGCCGTTCTTTTTATTTGCACGAATGACGTGCTGATTGATGTGGATACGTTTTTTCATGTTGTCGGTTCCTTTTCGTTTGTTGGTTTGCAAACGTTACGGATAAAACCCGCGATGGTCAAGCGGTTTTATTTTGGCACCCTGTTTTTTTAGATAACATTTAGGACAATAAAGCAAATTGCCCACATAAACCATCGACGGCTCCCCACAATCATCACATGGATAATCGAGGGACAACGTCGTTTTAGTATTATGGCTGACAAAATTATGGCTGACAAAATTATGGCTGACAAAATTATGGCTGACAAAATCACTCATCCCACCACCCTCTCTACAATTCCAACTACTGCATGGTAGGCCATCCAGCCAAAGAATCCAAAGATACAGACAAACAATAGCATCTCAATACCATCATGCGTGAGATAGTAGTGTCTAACCTTTTGCCAAGATTTATTCATGCTCCCCACCGTTTCCCCGTCCAAGCCCCCCAAAATATTCGGGTTTATGCTTTGCCGTTTCAAACGTTGCCACAGTGATGACAATACCTGCAATCAGTATTGCGTGAATAACTGCACTAATACCGAAAGCAATAATTGAACCAAGATACATAGAGAAGATAATGCACCACATCCACGCCAGAACCTGCATGACAAAGTGTCGTGTGTTCATGTCAGGTATGTGTCGCAACGGATTGTATCGACTATCCATGATAAGATGCCAGCCAGTGTGAATAGTTTGTCTCATGTTCTACTACTCCAAAACTCACCCCATGCCTCGTGGGATATCTCGTGCAACTCTTGATCGTTGTAGTGTGCCATCAAGTTTCTGTGTGGTTCCATTTGTTGTGTAAACTCACCGACAAATTCACAACCACCAATCGTTAAAGAAGCAATGTCAAACCATTCGTCTTCGTTGTCCATTGCCAGTGCTTTCATCTTACCCATTCTTTTTTTCCTTTATCATTAACTCAGCAATCTTGTCATTAACTGGGCGATTACCTGTTAACTTGATTCGCCCCATCCGATCATATTCTGGTTCAATCTCTAGGATTTGTAAGTCCCGCTTCAGTTCTTTGAATGTCGGTACGTTCATCGTCGGTTTCCTTTATTAACTGTGTTGACATTTTGTCCCATTCGCCACGCCGCATACGAAACTTCTTGTTTTGTACTGGTGTGCAAATGCGAACCCACTTGTAACCGACAACAGCCCACACGAGCCGTGTGCCGGATACTGGTAATCTCATGTCGAAGAAATCCACGCGGTACAGCTTAGCGTTGTCCCACGTGGCTTCTTTGGGTCTAGTTATTTTCATCATTACCCATGTTGAAATGATAGTGTAATTTGTCTGCCATTTCCTGCAACTTCTGCAAGTCATACACAGTAACTGCCTTGATGCCACCCATGTCCACATCTAATGCAGTGTCCAGCATCTCTTGCAACAATCTTTGTGTGTCCAAGACAGTAGCACGTTGGTCATGGGTTAAATGATTCATTCTGCGCCATCTATCAGCAGTCTCCTTTGCCCGTTGGTTTTCCCAATAGGCTATGCGTTCATCAATCGTCATGTTCTCTAGTTTTTTAGCCATCTTGTGACTCCTTTTGAAACTCATTCCATGCGGCAATAAATACCTCATTAAAACTGTGGTAGTTGGCATCCTCAAAGGCGGCATACGCTATCTCAAAGATGTCCTGCCCACTCCACTCAACTGCTTGGGATAACTGCATCCCTTTGATAAAATTGATTTCCTTACTTGTCACTGTAGTCATCTCCCTTTTCACGTTCCTGTAGTTCATCTACATCCACACCGTCACAGATATATGAATAATCATAGTTGAATATGTTGAACAGCTTTACTGTGCCATCTTCATTACGAATGTAGTCATCCAGTTCGTTGTCAACTACAGCGACAGGCATATCCCATACGAGTACGCTGTAAGATTTATCTGAATCAAACTTCATCTTTCGTTCCCTTCATTGATTAACGATACATAACCAATATCGATAACCAAACACCCTGTCAACAAAAAAAGAAACGGGGCTGGAAATTAATCCAACCCCGTTCCCCAACCAACGAACGAAACAACCCTACGACACCTCGTAAGGTATCCCCAGTTTTAGCACCGCCTGTTTGTTTCTGTCAAGCCACATTTTGCAATCCCATCGACTTTTTCCGACAAATAAAGCAACGTGCCGCAAATAGTCTACACAATCTTTCTTCTTCACCAGTTCACGGTCTGTCTCACCAATACGAACAGATGAAGCAGGGACACAAAGCATCCACATACCATCACCACGTTCTAGTACTTCTATTTCAAGCTTCTTTGTCTTCAGTGACATCATCGTTCTCCCACGCTTCAATGTAGATGTCGATAGCTTCACGTATTAGGTCAGCAACTGCTACCTGTTCACGTGCAGATTTCTGCATCTGATCAGCAGCAATAGCTAACTTGTCGTATTGTGATTCTTTCAACAATAGATTATACGTTTTTGTGGGTTCAAGAATCTTTGGTGGTCTTGGCATCCCGCACTTCCTTTTCAGATAGTTTATCCAATTTCTTTTTCTTCTTGTTTGGGATAACCTGTTTACTATACTTCTTGTCCCCTAATAGTTTAGCTACAGGGTTAATTTTATTAATAATTTTCATAATAGGTTATCCCCATAGGGTAGGTTACATATTAGGTAACACAGCCTGTCAAGTCCTGTCAACAATAAAAATGCTGTTGACAAGGTTTGCCATACAGATTACAACGGCTGACATGAAATCACCGAACTGGCTAAAAGGTTATGTTGAATCGCTGGACATCCAGCCAATGGGACGCTATCGATCTGATTGTCCTGTTTGTGGTAGATCCAATACATTCAGCGTGACAGATGAAGGTATGCAAAGACTGTGGTTCTGCTTTCATGCAGACTGCAATGTGTCGGGTAAAACAGGACTGACATTGTCCCGTGACCATGCAAACTTGGCATTCAAACGGTCACAGGCAGATGTGCCTGTTCCCCGTACTAGTAACACTTACGAGTTGCCAAACACATTTGTTAGTATTTCCCGTAACTTGGATGCCGAACTTTATGTAAGATCTGTACATGCATACGATGCGTATTTGTCAGGTCGTGCAGATATACGGTACGATTTCAAGTCGAATCGTGTTGTTTATTTAGTCAAACATGAGGGCAAGGTAGTTGATGCGGTAGGTAGATCATTGGATGGAAAAGGAGCGAAGTGGTATAGGTCC